ATAGGTTCTCTTTAAATATGGTTAATAATGTAATAAGAAATTATGATAATCCTGCTGTTATTATTGGCGGTCCTGCTTTTTCTTTTGGAGAAGGTTATATAACCAGAATGAAAAGATATTTACAAAAGGGAGATTATATACAGGCTGGTTTGTCTTTGCTTCCTTTTGCTATGACTCAAAACATAGCTAAAGGTTTGGATGCATGGGAAAATGGAATATCAACACAAGCTGATACGTTAAAGATGCCAGCAGGAGATTTACAAACTTCTTTAATGGCAAGTTTAGGTTTTACTACTACAAGAGTTACTGGTACTACAGATCAACTGGCAAGAGATAATTATATAATAAATAAAAATAAAGCACCAAGAGCACGAGCTACAAAAGAGTTAGCTCATACATACTTTAATGAAAGGTTATTTACTTATAGAGGACAGCTAGAGAGAGCAAAAGAAGAAAGAGAAAAACGTAAAAAAATGTTAAAAGAAATTTTTGAATATGATTTAAAACAAAGAGATGAAAATGGTTTAAGAACTTATGAGACTATGATTAATTGGAATGGAACTCTTCGAAGTAATGCTAGAAGACAGGCTAAAGACTGGTGGACAGCACAAAAAGAATTTATTATGAAAGGTCAACAGGCAGATTATAATAAAATAGGTATTCGAAGTAATAAACTTAGAAGAAGTTTAGATCGTAGAAACATGCTTAAATAACTTTTCCTTGTGAGCCTCCCTAATATCTAATACAATACGTACATGAAAGGAAACAACATGTTACGAATCTTTATTGGATATGATTCTCGTGAGCATGTGCCCTATGAAGTGTGTAAGCATTCCATAAGGAGGCACTCTTCTGCTCCCGTAGATATAATTAAATTAGAACACAGAGAGTTACGAAGACAAGGACTCTTTGATAGGCCTTGGAATATACAGGGTGATGGACAGTACAGAGATATCACAGATGGTAAACCATTCTCTACTGAGTTCTCTCACACTAGGTTCTTGGTGCCTGAAATATGTAGACGTAATGGAATGACAGAAGGATGGGCATTGTTTGTTGACTGTGATTTTCTTTTTCGTTCTGACGTTGCTGAGTTATTTGATATGGCTAATAACGATTATGCAGTCATGTGTGTCAAGCATGATTATAATCCTGATGAAGGGATAAAGATGGATGGAATGGTTCAACAAAACTACAATAAAAAACTATGGTCGTCAATGGTGCTCTGGAATCTTGGGCATTCTAAAAACAAAAGGATGGATAAGACTCAAGCTAATCACTCTGATGGTTCTTATCTCCATCAATTTGGTTGGTTGGATTCTTCTGACATTGGTGCTCTACCTCACAGTTGGAACTATGTACCTAGTGTCAGCCCAGATACTAACGTGGTTAAAGCTGTTCATTACAGCCTTGGTGGACCTTGGCTTAGCAATTATAGAGAGACTGAGTATGCCAAAGAATGGCTCAACGAAGTAGAACATTTAAATAGTATTAGAGGAAGATTTAAAATATGAGTTACACAATAGTTACATCCTTCAGTAAAGAAGGGTATGATAAGTATGCACAAGAAATGCTCAAGACTTTTAAAAAGTATTGGGATAAAGATATACAACTGGAAGCATGGTATCATGACTTTGAATTACCTAAGTCTGCACCTAAAGCTAAGAACATTACATACAAAAATTTAAATGATGATAAAGATATGCTTAGCTACAGAGAGAGGATGAGTAAGTATAGTAGTACTGCTACTAATAAAACTCCTTATGATTGGAAGAGAGATTGTATTAAGTGGTGTCATAAAGTATATGCTTTAACATCATCAGCTCGTAATCATTATGATGATACTAACTGGTTAATCTGGTTAGATGCTGACACAGTAACACACTCTCCTATTACTTTAAACTTTTTAAATAAGGTTTGTTCAGGCGATAAAGATATAGTACATCTAGGAAGAAATGATATAGACTATAGTGAAACTTCTTTCATAGGTATTAATTTAAAAAGTATGATGGGTAAAGAATTTCTTGAAGACTTCAGGGGATGTTATGATGCTGGAGAAACTATAGCTTATAGAGAATGGCATGATGGTTTTATATTTGATAGACTTCTTATTGTCCATAAAGCTCATGGGTTAATAGCAGATAACTTAACACCTAATGTAAAAGGTATTGATGCCTTCGGTCAGTCATTATTAAATGATGTTATGTATCATAATAAAGGCATGAAGAAAGATGATAATTCATTACCTCCTCGTTATAAATTTGTAGGAGATATGGTCGATCATTACAAACCTAAAACAATTATAGAGACAGGTACTAATACAGGAGCTCGTGCTCTTATGATGATTCATCATGCATTAAAACATACAGATGCAGTACATTATATTGGTTATGATTTATTTGAAGATACTACTCCTGAACTAAACCTTAAAGAGTTTAATAATAAACAAGCTTTCACCTTGAAGAAAGCAGAAAAGAAATTAAAAAGTTTAGCTCTTACATTAAAAGAAAAAGGAAAGACTCTTACTTATAAACTATACAAGGGCGATGTTAAAGAAACTCTTAAAGAAAAAATTAATGCTGACTTTGTATTGATAGGTGGTGGTACATCTTATGATACTGTTCATCATACTTATGAAATGCTTAAACATAATCCTCAAGTTATCTTTGATGATTACTTTGGTAAAGATAAACGTGGTAAGAAACCTGATGATGAATACTGTGGTGTTAATCAAGTAGTAGAAAAAATTACTAAACCTAATTCTGTTTTGCGTAGTGGTGATCCTTGTTTAGGTACAGGTCTTATTGGTTTAGTTATAGTGTGTGATAAGAAAGAAAATATATTTCAACCAAAGGTTCCTATCGTAGTAACTCCTAAAGATAGTATGCCAAAGGAACATATACTTAATAATATTAAAGAGAACTTAAAGATACTGCCTAAGTGGATGAATCATAGTTGTGTAGCTAATGATGAAACTATTATTCTTGTATCAGCTGGACCTTCATTAGATATAGAGTTGATTAAGAAACAGATAAAAGAAAATCCTAAAGCTAAGGTAGTGTGTGTTAAACATTCTTATCCTATATTATTATCTCATGGTATTAAACCTTGGATATGTACCATACTAGACCCAAGACCAGTAACAGGATTGTCTACTCATGGTATAGTAAGAACAGATTTATTTAAAACAGTTGACCCTTCTACTTTATTCTTAGTGGCTGGTATGACAGATGTATCTGTAACTAATCTATTAAGAGAGAAGCACGCACAGATTATAGGATGGCACGCATATAGTGAGGCAGTAGCTCAAGGAGTTCCCGGTATGGATAAGTCTATAACATGGATTACTGGTGGTACTAATGCTGCTATGCGTAGTGTATCTATCATGCATACCCTAGGATTCAGAGACTTTAAACTACATGGCTTTGACTTTAGTTTAAAAGAAGAACCTAAACAACCAGAGAAACTAGATGATGAAGGTCAGAAAGCTTTTCTTAAAGTTAATGTGGATAACGAACACTTCTGGACAACAGGAGAATTACTGGCTGGTGCTCAAGACTTAGAGAAATTCTTTGATACAAGACCTAAAGACATTACTCTTTCTATTCATGGTGAAGGATTAGGAGGAACTCTATGGAAAACTAATGGTAGTAAGAAGCTATCACCTAACTATAAGGATGTATTATATGGCTGATGTCCTTGATTTTACAGGTAAAACTATTAGTGTTGACAAAGAGACAGGAGATTTAACTCCAACTGGTAAGGTAGAAGCATTGGAAATGATACAGAAATGTGTTACTATGTTACAAGGAAAGATTGATTCCGGTGACATTGAAGGGCTCATAGTACTTATGTTTGATAAGGATAAGCCTACAATGGATTACTTTGCTGGTTCAATTAAAATGGTAGAGTTGTCATTTACTTTACAGACAATGATACATAAGATACATGCAGATTCTTTAACGACTATGGAGGAATACGAATAATGGAAGAAGTAGGAATGATACAACAAATTTGGGCAATGGCACCTGAGATAATAGCAACTGTTACATCTATAATAACTATAGCTAGTGTAATCATAGCTGGTACCAGAACACCTAATCCAGATTCAGTACTTGGTAAAATATATAAGGTACTTGAATGGTCAGCTCTTAATATTGGTAGAGCTAAACAAACAGGGAAGGAATAATTCTATGTGGAAAACACCTAGTATAAAAGAAGTAGCTGTTGGTCTTGAGATTAACTGTTATGCATGTGCAGAAATCTAGTACATGTTTTCTTTTGTATCAGCTCTAGCTAATCTTATTACTAAAATCCTACCTTTCATATTAATGAGGAAAGCAGGAGCTGATGCAGCTGTTAAAAAAGGTTTATTAAAAATTGAAAAGCTTAAGAAAAAAAAGAATGAAGTTAAACAAAACATTGCTCGTACTTCCATTAATGATGTTACTCGCAAGCTGCTTAACAGGTGGAAACGTAGTGACTGATTCATGTTCTTTGTTAGATCCTATATTAATACATGATGATGATAGACTAACTAATGGTACAGCAAGGCAGATATTAATACATAACGAATCATGGGAGGAACTATGCAAGTAGAATGTAAGTGTGGTAATCCAGAATGCACAGGAGAAGTGTGTCTTTGTGGTGAGAGTTGTGATTGTAAGACTGAAGTTAATACTCAACAAGAGTGGGCAGACGAATGGTTGAAAGAAAAAAAATAAAGTAATGGCAAAACTATGTGCAAAAGGAAAAGCTGCAGCTAAAAGAAAGTTTGATGTTTATCCATCAGCTTATGCTAACATGTATGCATCAGCAGTATGTAGTGGTAAAGTAAAACCGGGTGGTAAAAAGAAACCAGTTAAGAAAGCTACAGGTGGTGGCTTACGTAAATGGGTAGGTGAAAAATGGGTAGATATAGGAGCACCTAAGAAAGATGGTAAGTATCAACCTTGTGGTAGAAAATCTACTAAGAGTTCTAAACGTAAATATCCAAAGTGTGTTCCAATAGCTAAAGCAAATAGGATGTCTACCTCTCAGAAAAAATCTGCAGTAAAAAGAAAAAGATCTAAAGCTCAAGGTGTAGGTGGTAAACCAACAAACGTAAAAACATTTACTGCTAAGAGTGGTGGTTCACTTCTCGTAGCATCTTGTTATAGTTAAGGATTAAAGATGGCAAGAAAAAAAAGTAACATGAAGGGAATGACTATTGGTAGTGGAGCAAAGAGACCTACCAAGAAAGGTGCTGGGCTATCAGCCAAGGGAGTTGCTAAGTATCGTAGGCAGAATCCGGGCAGTAAATTAAAGACTGCTGTTACCAAGAAGAATCCTACAGGTAAAGATGCAGCAAGAAGAAAGAGCTATTGTGCTCGTTCAGCAGGACAGATGAAGAAGTTCCCAAAGGCTGCTAAGAATCCTAACTCAAGATTGAGACAGGCACGCAAAAGATGGAGATGTTAATGACACATAAAGACCTTATAATTAATGCAGCAATCAAACACTTTGAATCTGAAAGAGATATGGCTGTAGCAAATGCTCAAATATATTTAGATAAACCTAGTGGTATAGGAGAACATAGTAATGTTGCTCAAGAATTTATAGCTCAAGTAAAAAAAGTAGCTGAATCACAAGAAGGTTTAGATATAGTGAAAGATTTCTTCGAAGAAGAATAAGAATCTATTTGCTGGATGTACAGTAAGCACACAAAAGAAGTCGTATTGTCAGGGTAGTATGGTATACCGAAGGTGCTCAAAGGGCACTCCTGCCTCACTATACAAGGTAAATATTTCTAAAAGGGAGAGAAAAGCATGAGAATAGGACAGGTAGCAGTATGGTTGCCAGTCGCACTAACTATTGTTGGTGCAAGTTATGGTATGATAAACTTTGTTAATAATCTTAGTGGTGTAACTACAACTACTGAAAGAGAACTAGCTATACTTAAAGAGAAAGTAAACTCTATTGATAGTAAGTATGCTATAGAAGTAAAAAATATTAATGATAAATATAATACTGCTAGAGAAGAACTTGTTGTAGAGATTACACAAGTAATAGAAAGAGTAGCATTAATGGAGGGTATTGTTAGATCTTCAGAACAACAGTACTATACTCTTAAAGATACACTACAAGATCAGAAGCATGACATACAGGAGTTAAATAGACTACTTAATGGAGGGTACTAATGCCTACATGGAACAGAGGTCCTTTCTGGATAGCTTTGTTTATATTTATAATTGTTATTGCATGGTCTGTTAAAAACTCAAAAGCTATTAATGAATACCTTAATGATTCTGGTAATCATTGTAGTAGTGGAGCAGCAGAACCTTATATAGAATTACGTAGGGGGCAATCAGGTAATACCTATCCAAATTCTTATACTAATAATTATGATGGAGAATCAGAAGATTATGCTATAGGATTTAGATTTAGATTTCAATTAGGATCTAGCTGTACTAAAGAATATAAAAAGATGATGCAACAGAACATGAACTTGAAGCAAGAGCTAGAACTTCTAAAGCTTTGTTCTCGTTATAGAGATTTAGATTTAGGTCCTAGCTTTGCTACTGTGGCAGAGAAATGTAAAGATGTACGTAAGAGAAAAGTTATTGAATAGCCTTTAAGTCAGCCTTATAGGCCTTAATTTTTTTATCAATCTCTTTCTTATAGTCTTCAAGACTTTCTATCTTACCTTCGATATCTTGTTGCCATCTTTTCTCAATAACTTTTTGAGGGACAGCTGGTTGGTCTACATAATAATGAAACATTTGTTTCTCCTTTCCCTACTATATATGGGGATTGGAAAAGCATTTGTCAAGTGTACATATATACATAGTCTTTAATAGTCCTGCCTTGAAAGGTCATACCTAATTCATCAGAGAGATAAGACATAACAAGATGAGCATCAACACTTGGTTTAATTTCTATGTTAATGACAGGCTTAGTTCTCATGATAGTTTCTTTTGCACCCCTTAGAAAGTTTAGTTCATAACCTTCTATGTCTACCTTTAGATAGTTTATCTTCTTTATGTTATAAGAGTCAAAGGTTCTCATCTTACATCTATACTTACCTTCTGTTCTAATACTGGCAGTACCACTATTATCTGGTGTGTCATAGTCAAGGAAGACAACATCTTCTTCATGGTCTCCAAGAGCTGTACCTATTACAATTACTTTATCAGGATGTTGAATGTTTTCCATGAGGCAGTCTCGATGTTCTTCTATAGGTTCAAAACAAATTACTTTATTAAAAACTTTCTCAAGGTCTATAGCCCATGTTCCTACATGAGCACCAACATCAACAGCTATGTCATGTTCTTTTACAAAGCTAAGAGAATAATCTCTATGTTTCTTTTGATACTCTGGACCTACTGTCTTTAGATAATGTTGAAAGTGTCTATCATCTTTTGGTAATCTTAAGTTCATTCTATTCTTCCTACTCTATGATGAAGGGATAATAACTTTTCTTCTAGTTCTTTATTAGGAGGTGATGCATACTTAAGGTAGTAAGCTATCACCTTTCTAATTAATTCAACATCAGCTGAGGCTATTGCAGGTTTACTTTCTTTCATTATATATCCACCAACTCACATACCCCTGCAGTACATGCAAGTTCTTGTGATCCTTTCGTGTTATCTTCTTTCTCAAAGTCTTTTAACTTAGCCCAGTTAATACTAGAAGGCATAGCTTTTACTAACTCTTTATAAGTTTTCTCATCTATATCTTGATAAGGTGCTTGTTGATATGTATGGTCAGAGAAAGGTAAGAAGGATA